GAGAGATCTGTCTCCGCCTGCCTTTTTCATAGCTACCGCTGTCTCATACACGTCGCGACCTAGTTGTTTATCGAGGTACAAAACACCCTCGACATGAGTTCGATTGTCATCGAGTTGATTGATTTTAACCGGATGACCGAGAACCGCTCCCGCGCCTTGTTGATGCTCGTGATTGAACCAACCGTTGTTCAGAAAATACGACCAATCCAAACCGTCTTGCTCAATCACTTCCCCCTCGAGATCCATGTCACGAGTTGAACAGATACCGGCGATCAGTGCTTTAGATGTCTCTTCTACGTCGGTATCTCCCTCTCGTTCTGCTTTGATGATCGGATCGAGACGCAATGGTACCCAACGCGCAAAAGTATCAAAAGATTTTCGTGTCGCCTCTTCTAGTTGCGAAACATCGAAGGAGTGACGCTCAAGCCACTCTCGAAACTTCGCAGGTGATAACTTATCCGCGTCTGCTCTGATACTCTGCACTTCGCTCGTTCCCTCTTTGATCCCGAGGATCATCGAGAGTCCGTCGGGAGCTCCCTTCGGAGTGAATCGGCGCAGTTGGTCGTATTGAGCGGGGTCGTTCTGTCTCGCTGTATGTTCGTTTTTGTATGGCATGATTTACTCCACGTGTTCCATGATAACACTATGCAACCCCGACTCACCGGTGATGAGTACGGGAGTATTGCGGATGTTACTAAGATGGAATGTCGCACTATCTCCGACTAGATTAAGCGAATCCCGCAAAAACTTTGCATCTAGTACGGCATCTCTCGTCTGTTCCGCGGAGTCAATCGATGCGATCTTGTATTCTGATTCTGCGTTGAAGCCACTGACTACTATATCCATCTTAGATGTTTGGTTATTATATCTAAATTTAACCTTTGCATCCCTCTGCTTTCTGAATCCCGAGAGCGCGTTGCGTAGGTGTTTGATTGTGTGTTTATCCATCGTAAGCGTAGGACTGCTCTGCGGGATTACGTTTTTAAAATCGGGACGTTGTGTTGTGTTTCTGTCTTCTCTAGGAACATTGGATGCCCGTATCGTCGTGTCTCTGAAAAGCATACGGTACCCGTCTGTCGTTGCTACAAATCCATCTCGTACAAACAGACCCCTTAGATCCGGTCTTTTCTCATTTTTGACAACGGCAATCATCTTTTCTCGATCCGCTTTACTTAACCCTGTTTCTTCCTTCCGCGAGACTTCGGAGGGAGAGCGATCTTGAACAAAACCACGACTCTCGATGTACTCCATTTTGAGCACATCCTTCTTCTCTTTGATTGCGCTCCCTGCGAGTCCGAGTATTACGCCGATGTGAGAGCTACGTGCGTCTTTGCCCGAGATCTCATTCCACGCGCTTTTTACTGTGTCTCGATATTTCAGCAGATCATCCATATTATTGACATCTGTCTCCGAATCGAGCTGATCAAGGTCTAGTTTGTCTCTTAGCAGAGCAAGCATTGCGAGAGCCTCCGTTTTCTTGTGTTTAATGAAGTCGTACGGTAAACCCAACACATCACCGACGGAGTTCTCAAGGTCTCCCGTTTTTATGTACATGACAATAGCATCATCAAGAGGACTGTATGCGAGTAGTATGTTTCTTTTGTCTGTGTCTATGTCTGAAAGAGAAATAAGTGATCCTGTTTTTCCGCGCCTCTCCCGTACATATGGTGTGCGTACCTCATACGGAATAACTCGCCTCGCAACAAAATCGATCTCCTCGTGTGATAGCTTCACACGATCTTGCAAATCCTTGTAAACAGAACTCTCAGGATTGCGCGACAAATATTCAAGGTAGTCCCAACTCGTTGATGTTTGTGCTTTCTTGCTCTCTCTTTTTTTCTTTTCTTTTCGTGGCTCCGGCTCTGCTTGTGGCTCCGGTTCTGCTTGTGGCTGTTTCTTTGAGCCCCCCAACCGCGAGAGACGTTGTTCGAGCAGTTTTACTTGTTTCTCTGATCCTTTTTGTTTTGCGAGTTCGATCTGTTGCTTTAGTTTCTCGCGTTCTTTGCCGACTTGCTCGGTGATACCATGAGTTTCATTGAGTTTCGCTAACAACTCACGCTTGCTCTCTGTTACCTCTTTACCTTTGTCCGGCCCGTCATCAATTACATAAGTGACTCGATCGCCATTTACGCTCTTGATATGTCCATGAAACTCATTACCTCGTTGGGATGATAACGAGAAAGCAGTGCCATCAACGAGATGCGCCTCGTCAAATGCCTGTTTTCCTTGGTGAGTGTGAGTTACTTTATAGATGTAACGATAGCGTCGCTTTCCTCCGCTCATATAAGGAATACGCTTGAGATACCGATGTCCCTGCGCTTTCAGCAGTAAATCGACCCATCGAGAAAAATGAAACATTGTAGACTCCCTTCATTGTGCCTTGATTATATCACGCGACGGAGACGACCGTCAGAAGTAACACTAAAACCTTCGGGAACGGAGATCGTATCACATCGACAGTTGGGATGAATCGGGAAGATCGTAGCCACCCACTCTTCGCGTCTCCGTCCTACGTTAACACCGTTGTTTTGTAATTCGTCGACTCTCCAAACTCTTGGGTTCCCTGCTTCATCAGTGAGTAATGAGATACATTGATCACAAGCACCGGATTCGGGAATCCTCGCGACTCTTGCTCCGTCGCCGTATGCCTCGACGCTTGCAATGATCCGCCCCTCGTTATGTGCCCCTTGGAGTTCTGTTTGAGCTATCCTGAGCCAATTATGCGCGTAATACTGCGATCTATCTGCAAGAGTACCCGCGAGTCGTCGCGCGTCTCTCCCCGTTGCGAGTTCTCTCGATGCTTCTTCTCTTATCATCGTGAGCATCTGTTGACGTTGTTCCGGTAGTATTTCCTCTGTGATCTCTTCACCGGCCCAACCTTCTGCAATAACGTTCTCAAGTTCCGCAGATAGCGCGTTGCCAAGTCCTCGAATATACTCACCGGCGCGGAGTGATAAACGCTGATACGCACCGCGCTCCGCGGGACTCATCCAATCGGGTGGGGGAGCCGGTGATCGTCCCCCCTCACCTTGTGGAGCCGGTGCTCTCATTGGTTCATATCTTCGCGCCTCCGCCTCTGTGCGAGACATGGAGCGTAGATCGTCGAGCTTTGCGACTACGAGAGGAGTAAACTCAGTAATATCGTACTCTCGCAACTCCGCAAGTCGTTCCGGTTGATCTCCAAACACATGACCCGCACCAAGCAGAAACTCGACAGGACGGATCCCCTCAATCGTGAGACTCTCGCTCTCGTCGATCAATCCGGCCTCTCGGAGTTCCTCGATTCTCTCGTCAGGTAGCCCCGACCCCATCACACCAAAAAGATCGATCATGTAAGCATCGTGATACAATGCAGTGAGACGCGCAGTCTCTGAGGATAGTTCGTCGAGTGTCATTCTGTGCTCACTTTAAAAGCAGTTGCTCCACAATCGAGGAAAACGAGAAACTCTTGCTTAGACCGTGAATCGGAAGATCGAGGGTCACTAAGATTGTACTTACTCCGGTCTGTCGATCGGAATCCTTGAAAGTGCCTTCCGGTAACTTCTCATAGTGTCCATACTTGTTTACGAGGTCTTGGAAATCCCGCGATTTCTTGTTGTCTCGTGTCATTGCACTCGCAGACATAACAGCAACAAGACGACCACCATTCACCAAGTTATTTTCAAATGCGTGTGTAACGTGGTCTATGTCTGCTTGTTTCTCGAATGGTGGATTCATGATAACATGATCATAAGTGTCCGAGTGTTGAAGTGCATCGTTTCCAACGACATCATGCCCTTGATCCTCGAGATAGTTTCTTAATCCTGCGTTTGCCTCGATTGCTTTCACACTCGCCTTTGTATCTGCGAGTTTTTCGAGAATGTGCCCCGCCCCTGCACTTGGTTCGAGTACTGTCTCCCCCTCCCCGATTCCTGCAATCTCAATCATACGATCAATCACATTTGCAGGGGTAGGGAAGTATGACGGGATATTCATTCGAGCAAACTCACCGCGACGAATCAAACGATCGCGCTCGGCCTTCGCCTCCTCAGCCTCTTTGTCTGCTTTTTTATCCTCTGCTGATCGTTGATATGCAATATCTTCGTACTCTCGGATCGTAGCCTTTAACTCGAGTTCGTTCTCAATGCCCAATCGTTTCAGTCGATCATGATCTCGCTTCAGATCCATCACCTGACTTAGTACACCATACGATTTATCGGTCTCCGGAGGGACGTGTGCGAGTACTCGTAATAAAGTATCAATCGGAACACTATGTAATTTTTCTTTTGGCTCCGAAAGCATAGCATTCAATTCTCGTAAGGCCATACTCGCACCACTTCGAGCAGTTCCATCGCTACGAGTTAAATATTTTCTTAGTGTCTTGATGTCTGAGGGCCATAGCTTCAATTTATCGGGATATAGTTCTTGAGACTCAATGATTTGTTGGGGAATCGGTGCGCTTTTTAGCTTGTCGCGTTGTTTTTGGTACTCGTCCCAACTCAACCCTTTGCCATTTATAGACATAGATTTGGCGCGGTCTACGATACTTTGCAACGAGTCAAGATCGATCGCGTTGCTTATATTCTGCAAGTGGTACGCTCTCCCTTCGTCTATTGCATTGAGTATGCGTTGCCCCCTGTTCACCCGCTCAATCTGTCTATATGCGTCCTCAGTGGCAGATCTTGCAAACCTAGCGCGTCGCGCTGTGTTTGTTAGGCGGTCTGCGCTGAGTGCCTCGTTTGCGCTATCTCGATAACTCTCTAATCGTTCCCGAAGCGCGTCGCGCTTGGCTCTCTGTGTATCTACCGGCTCTTGTGTGTCTGTTGTTTCCGGTTGCTGATTCGCTTGGATAAACTGCTCTCGTGCCTCTGTGGAAGGAAACACGAAACCGCGCACAGTGCTATAACTCGAGTAATAACCACCGAGTTTCTTAGCCTCTGCTTTTAAACGCATATACTCCTCCCGATCAACACGCTCAGCGGGACGCACTGCGAACAGATCCGCTCCCGTCTTAGAGTGCTTTGTATCAAACGACTCAAAGCCACCTGTTATTTTCTTCGGAGGTGCTTGTTTTGTTTTTTCGGCCTCGCGTCGATCTCTGTTTCTTCTCGCTACGAGGTCATTATGTTTTGCGTGTTGTTCGTCCGTCAGATCTTCGCCCTTATTGCGCCTCAATCTCTTGAGTTCGATGTAATCTTGAGCCGTTTGGGGATTAGAAAGCAGACGCTCTTTTTCTGCCTGTTGTTGTTTCGCTGTTTCAATCTGATCGGCTAGTCTCTTCTTGTCCTCAATCGCGTCCTCTTCTGTATACTCTCCGACTAAACGTTTGACTCGTTGGGCATATGTTTCTCGATTCTTGATTTCGTAGAGACTATAAGTGACAATATTCCGACGCTCTTGGAGAAGTGGGGTATTAGTCACGTTACGCAAAAACGAGTCCATCACAGTATCAACAACCTCTTGTTTTTTCTCCGACTTCATTCGGGATGCCGTCCACATACTGATATTTGAAGCAATGTACTGCAACAAGAGATCCTTCTTCTTCTTTTTAACGCGCTCGAGGACAATGGGCTCGATCATCGTCTCGTAGATTCTAAGTGACTCTTGTAGTAATGCCGGAGTCAACAATCCTGCATCGCGTTTCTCGATAAATTGTTTCTGTAAAACAATCACCGGAGTAAGATCGTGACCATTGTCGATCGCGTCTTGTATTGCGTTGATGTCAAACTCTGCTGTCACGATGGGATCGTCTGATCTTGGATCATCTTGTTCGGGTTGTGGCTCCGGCTGTTTCTTTGATCCGCTTAATCGCGAGAGACGCTCCTCGAGACGTTTTACTTGTTTCTCCGATCCCTTTTGTTTTGCGAGTTCGATCTGTTGTTTTAGTTTCTCGCGTTCTTTGTTCACTTGCTCTGTGATACCGTGCGTTTCATTGAGTTTCGCTAACAAGTCCCGCTTGCTCTCTGTTACCTCTTTACCTTTGTCCGGCCCATCATCGATTACATAAGTGACTCGATCACCATTTACGCTCTTGATATGTCCATGAAACTCATTACCTCGTTGGGATGATAACGAGAAAGCAGTGCCATCAACGAGGTGCGCCTCGTCAAATGCCTGTTTTCCTCGGTGAGTGTGCGTTACTTTATAGATGTAACGATAGCGTCGTTTTCCTCCGCTCATGTAAGGAATACGCTTGAGATACCGGTGTCCCTGCGCTTTCAGCAGTAAATCGACCCATTGAGAAAAATGAAACATAGTGCGCACCTCTGTTAGCGTCGGGGCTCTGTTGCTATTGTGTAGGCAGTGATCATGATCACAATGATCATGATTCTTGCTATCGATGGATCGTCCATCACTGATCCTTTGTGATCTTTGCTAGTTCAATACTTAGTTCTTCGAGTCTCTCGAGATACCTGTCACGCATACGCTCGGCAAGTTCGACGACAAGATCAACCTCGCCTCCTCTGCTGATACTCTTGTGCATGATTGTACCACACTGCGCCTTTTCTGTGCGTCGTCTTGGATGCTTTGCGTCAAGTAAATCATCATCTTGCACATATTTCGGATTTCCCCCTCCCATCACAATATCGCGGAACGATTTCACGCGGGCAAATGCCCAACTCTGTCTATTTTGTGATGGTCTGTGACTCACAGAGAACGCACCCGCACCGCGTCGCCATACCGCTTTTAATTGTGCGAGTGTGACTCGTTGCCACTCCTGCGATGCGTTCTCGTTGTGTTCCCTCACATCCTCTTTTAGTGCAGATATAACAGCGTCACTTAGTTGTATACCTGCACCACTCGAAACACTACGAGCAGAACCGGAGGGGTTGCGCTCACTGCCTTTGATGCGTTCGTGGGGCTCTGCCGGAGTGTCTGCACGTTCTGCTTTGCGTAGTCCATCATCGAGCGCACCGCGTGCAATATCCGAGGCGACGCGCTCGATCCGATGCGTCAATGATTCGACGGTATGCTCCAAGAGTTCTTGGGCTGTAGCTTCTAGTTTCAGCTTCATTGTTTATCTGCTCGGTTCATCTGATCTACAAGTTTCTGAGACCACCGATCCCCCGCATCTCCTCCCCACAACAACCAAGAGATATAAGATGCTGAGGTTCGGTCATTGTGATAACCACGCTCTTTATAAACACGATGCCGATTGAAGAAGTTTGCCATACGTCGAACAGTCTGAGGGGACAATCGGGCACCTTCAACGAGATCCGAAGCTCGTTGAACTCCGCTCCCAATACCTAAGCGACCGGCTTGCCTCGTATCGAGTCCCCCTCGACTGTGCTCACGACGTAACTCAAGCCCTCGTTTCGCCTCGTCGCGTGCTCCCTGCGGAGGACGGAAATCAATATGTGCATATTTAGCAGGGTAGCTTTTAATAATGTCAGTGTAACTCATAACTCTACGCTCACAATCACTCGAGGATTGATTGATTTCTCAATGTCTGCCCCCTCGTCGTCATCAACTCCGCTCTCATCGTCGATCCCTGCCCCTTCCTCCTCGGGCTCTCCTGAGTCATCGTAATACTCACCATCTCCGTCAACATCTCCCTCAGCACCATCCGCCCCCATCAATCCCGTGATGTACGTTTGATTGAGGACAATGTCGCCACCCTTCTCAAGCGGTTCAAGTCCTATCTCGGCACGTACCTCGTTGATAGTCTGATAATGACTCACCGCGTCGATGCGCCGTTTCTGCTCTGCTTCCGCGCTCGTCACGTCCAAACCAACAAAACGAAACGAAAGTTCGGGGTCGATCGGGTGAATGATCCACCGGTTGATCCATCCCTGCACTTGCCTGAGTAGTGGCCTAAACCCTCGGTCTTTACTCGCGAGTATACGTTGCTCCGGCCCTCCTTGGCTCAGAGAACTCGTAACCCCCTCACTACCAAACACAAAACCAAGCTCCGCCGGATCAATTTGGTATATAGCGCACGCTAGTTTAGTTAAGTACCCCATCCAAGTAGAATACCCCATTTCTTCGGCACTTTGTCCGAGATTCACGCTTGAAACCTCCTCGTTTGCTTCGGGATCAAGTTGTAAAATCGGAGTCCGCTTTGCTTGGTGTGCTCCACTCAACATCGCATAGAAGTCACGACGAAACGCTCGGAAAACTTGCGGACTCATCTTACTTTTAACTGCAAGAATCGAGTTTACATGAATCCCGTTAACGAAATTACTAGCGTTATACGTTTCCGCATTCACTAAGTACGTCACAGTCCTCACAAGTTCCTCAAGTTCCGGATAACCATATCCGCGAGAATAGATCCATGTACGCGGTCGCCTCACTCCGAAAGCTAGCGCGTCCGCGTCCCACTCGGCGACTGTTTTACCGTTGATCACTTGCACAAATGCCGAATCTTCCCAATCTCGACGACCTTGTTTCTTTTCCTCACTGTCGATCGTAGCTCTGCGAATCGTTGAAGCGTCTACCGGAACAAATCCCGATACCTCGCCTTTTCGATTCTTGAGGATCTCAAAAGCACATTGATCATAAGTGAGAGAGTCGCGTAGTATCATGCGGATAAATGCCTCAAAGGACTCAGCCCCGCCGTACTTGTAACCATCTCCACAAGTCTCAAGCCATCTCGTTAACTCGTTGATGCGAGATCTCAAAGCATCGTCAATCTCTGCATCTCTATCCCGTGGGCTGATCACAAATCCGGCACTGTATTTATCATGCTGAGGTGTACAGAACTCAGCGACCTGATTGATCCGAGTTTGTAAGATTGCGCTTATCACCGGAACTCGTGACATTTGTAACAAAATGTCATAATCAAGGCCGAGTGTCCCCTCGTGCTCTGATCCACGATACTCCGCCGAATATGCCGAAGCCGAATCCCACGGATTGAGATCATGCGCTTGTGGTACCGGTGACGACGCGCCCAACTTATCAGATCGCATCGCTTTGTTGATGATGTCCTCACTCGCAGACGCTAAGTCTCTCAGCATCTCCGCAAATGAAGGAGCCGGATTATGTGTGATCATTGTTCTTATCCCTCGTAATCAGAATCTAAGAATCTGTAAGCATGAAGAATCACGCTCTCTTTCTCTGCGTTATGCCCGTTAAATGGTCGCTTACGGGTCACGACTCCCTCCCCCCACTTCCCATCGCCTAACAATCCATGACCGTTCCCTTCGATTGTGTGCACATGAGTCTCAGTTACTTCGAGAGCTCTCGTGATGTGCGCCCCCCAACGTTTCCCCGAGGGACGACCGACTACGACAATATCACCTCGTTGAATCTCGTCTAGCGGAATATCTCGGGCTGTTTTCTTGCAGAACTCCCATAACCGGTATGTGGATGGCATTACTTTTTTACGGATCTCTTCTTTGAGTTCGATGTCGCACCATGCTTGGAAGGCTCCGCACCATGAGAAACCGCCTTGTTTCAAGTTGGCTGAGTTCGTGTACGGTTGTGACAGTGACCATTGAAGCCCGTCCTCGATGTACTTGATGATATTTGATGCTTGGTGTGGTTCGTTCTGAGTGTTGCTTGCAAGATAGAAAGCACCGTTTACTCGTTTTAGCAACTCACCCTCGCGGTTCACATAGTACGCGCGAGGTGGCTCAAATACGACGCTCTCATGCTCTGTTACTGCGCGCTCAATAGCTCTCTCAACTCTGTTACTCATTCCGTTCCTCCTCGTTTCTTTGTGTGTGTGTGCATTGTATCACGATATACGCGCCTCATGTTATCATAGTGTCTCTACATCACAGGAGTGAATTAACATGGTCACACTGAGAGAAAGAAAACTCGCAATCGTGTTGCTTGATCTGATTGGTAGTACTGCATTCGTACAAGTAGCCGGCGCGCGCCGGTCTGCCGAGTGGTTTCAGTTTCATGACCGACTCACAAGAAACTTACTACACCGATTTAATGGTCGCGAGATCGACCGAAGCGACGGTTTTATGCTCTCGTTTGAGCGTCCTATCGATGCAGTAAACTTCGCAATCAACTACCAAAGAACAATTCCCCCAAGAATAAAACTCGAAGCGAGGATCGGGATTCATTGGGATCTCATCATCGAAGTCGAACAGAACGAACTCGATGTCGGTCTCGGTGCGAAACGATACGAACTCGAGGGGATTGCAAAGAATATCACTGCGAGAACGATGTCGATGTGCCTCCCGCGTCAAGTACTGCTCACAACACAAGCATTTGAAGCAGTGAAGCATCGTGCAAACTCCGACACACCCAAAGGAACAAGATATGTATGCGTCGGCTTATACCGGTTCAAAGGGGTCGCAGATCTCCAAACAATCTACGCGGTAGGATCGAGTATTGAGGCACTTCAACCTCCCCCATCTACCGAGAAAACCAAGCGACTCGGTGGGCCTCGGCGCGTCCGAAGTCATCTCCGTCATATGCGTATCAAAGAAATCACTTGGTGGTTTTTAACTAAGTGCGCGTGGATCAGTGTATTCTATATCGGAATCCCGATGTATCGGTTTCTAAGTAATCCTCATGCTCGGTTGCTTTGGGGCTTCGATCATGCTCCTTGGACGTGGCTCGATCATATCAACGCTTTCTTTTCCACACTCATGGATCTGCTATTTGGTAAACTATGAACAAAACAAACGAAAAAAAAGAAACAAGTAACGAAGAAGTACGCGCGAAACGCGGGTGGTGGTTTTCTGTGTTCTTCATGATCCTCGTTGTTCTCCTCGTGCTCTTTCTGACTTATGTCCGCATCGTCGAGGAAAATCGAGACGTACTCATCGGAATCCTCGGTGTCATCACGGGCTCCATCTCATCTATGTTAGCGATCGCTTCCGGACGAGACCCCTCCGAAGTAGAAGAACTCAGAGAAGAGTTATCGAGAGCAAATGCCGACCGCGTCGCTCTGATTGCTCGACTCAGAGACGCGCAGATTCAACTCCAACTCAAGAACGATCAACTCTTTGAAATACAGTCCGCAATAATCGATAAACTCAGCAAACTGAGTGATGGCGGTAGCGTGATCACTACGAAAGACGAGACGCACGTCACACTTCACCCCCTTGTAGATGAATGGACTCCACGCAGTTAAGTGTCAAAGAGACCTAGTTGATCACCGATCATTGTTTCCTCACCCTCAGCCTCATGAGTCCAATGAGCAAGACGAGCACGCGCGATCTCTACATACTCCGCCTCGCGCTCGATACCGATCACACGGAAACCCTCCAACGCACCGGCGCAGAGCGTTGACCCTGACCCCGTGAATGGATCAAGGATCAATCCATTGGGGGGAGTGATCAAGCGGACTAAATAACGCATGAGATCGAGAGGTTTGACCGTGGGATGAGTGTTTGCTCGTGTTGTAGTGCGCTCGTTACCGGAGCCCGTTTTCATAGATCCACCGGCAGTAAAAATACTGCCGGTTAACTGTTTCTTGCGACCCTCCAACCCCGCGTCACGTTCAGTCTTACTCGCTTTCGGGCAGTAGAAGAAACGCGACACGTTACTTTGAACCTGATCATCGAGCATCTCAGCTACGTGATCATCAAGTATCACGTTTGCAGGCCATCGACCTGTACACGCACTCGCTTGTGCATCTTGTGGCATACCCCTTTCAGATAAACCTAATGAGGTGCCCCCAACTTTGTTGCGTGCCCGAGGATTGACCCTAGCTTCATCACCAACACGACAAGCATCAATGTTGATTGCCCCCGTACTATGCTCAAGTACATTGTTCGCAACAGTGCCATCAAGTGGTTTTCTAATCAAAATAACAGGCTCATAAGCAGGTTTGAGCGCAGTTCCCCAACCTTCCCATTGACGCGCATCGTTTCGATCATCTCGCTGTTTATCAATTCCCTTGCTCACGTTTTGCGACTTTGGAAAACCGGAGCCATAAAGCCACTGTAAAGTATCACGCACTTCAAACCCCGCTAATCGTAGCGAGATACTCATGAGATCCTGAGTTCGAGATCCTGCAAAAACAAGCGCGTGACCTCCAGGCTTGAGCACGCGGAGCACCTCGCGCCATAACTCAGGTGGCGGAACCCACGCATCCCAACTCTTATTCATAAAACCGCGCCCCGATGGTTCCCAAGTCTCACCACATGACCAAGCCCTAAGACACTCCGCCACGATTTTAGGCGACGTGTTACCAAGACCATAAGGGGGATCCGTTACTACAGCATCGACAGAACAATCATCAAGAGTTCGGAGTTTCTCTAAACTGTCACCATGTAAAATCATTGTTTTCTCACCCTCTCGATCTCTCGTTGCAAGTACCAAAGACACTTCTCAAGATCTTCGAGTTCGTTGCTCTTTGCCCCTGCTCTCGCTAAATACTTCAATACATTGCCCCGCGAGAAATTGAGGTTCCATGCTTCGATGATCTCGATCACTTCGATTCCTGAGTCTCTGTGATAGTGATCAGGATGATCTACGTTACTCATCTGTCATCCTTTTCAAGAATACATTTCGACACTGTGATGACGTGGTGATCAATGGATCTCGATTTTCGATCTCGATCTCGATCTCAGGATCACGATTCAGCGCGTCAACAATCTCTCGATATAACGCATCTGCATGAGGACGCGCGTCCTCGGCAACATCGTCAACAAGTAACTCTCGTAGACGCTCGATATTTAATTTCATATGTGTTCCTCTCCTCTTGGTACAATAGACACAAATCAACATAGACGAGGATCAAATGAAGCGCAAACGATTAGAGCACCGAGAAGAGCGACGCAGAACACAATACACCGAACCACCCCCCCGCATTCCTCCGCCATTCGATGACGATGAGGACGACGATCTCGAAGATACACTCGACATCGATGAGGATGCGGATTATGTAGGCGACGATGATGAGGAAGTCTCAGAGTCCGAGAATGCAGAACTATGGGATCGGTGGCTCAAAGCTCACCAACGCTAAAATGAGCAGTGCGAGATAACAGAACCAAATCATTTATTACGATGTACCAATCTACGCAGAGATCCCGCGTTCCATCTCTCTGAGATAGGCGGAGCGAGTTCCGGTTGCGTCAACATCCGCTCGTTTAACTCCGAGGCAATCACTTCGTACTTTGCAGATTGTTCCCTCCGTTTCTTAATATAATCATAAACATCATTCGAGATCGATCTCGTTGGTTTCGTTGGTTTCGTTGGTTTCGTTGGTTTCGTTGGTTTCTCAGTGAGTTTAACAGCACTTAAACGAAGTGCAAAGCTCTCGAGCACCGGAGCATCATACATCACTGCTAGCTCTCGTAACACTCTCTCTATATTACTCAGTAGTGTGGAGAGCGTCTCATACTCAGCCCCTTGTTGCACATCGTAACCCCGCGGATCGATGGATAACTGAATCGGTTGACTCAGTTGACTCGGTTGACTCGGTTGACTTGGTTGACTCGGTTGACTCGTTGGTTGCTGAGTTGGCTGATTCATTGACTGCGCAAGTTCTTTTTTCAACTGCGAGAATGACGTAGCATAGTGACTCGGTATCGGTGGGGGAGTCGGCTCTCTGTGTGCCTCTCTTTCAGCGAGTCCACCCCAATCCGATGCAGAGACAGAAGGGGGGAGTTCAAAATCCGGACTAGTTGACATTTGCATTTCCTTGTGTTGTCGTTGTTTCGCTATGTGTAACACACGAAACGGAGTAACACAAATGACACGAGGACGAGGGAGACCTCGCTCATCTTTGAGCGACGCAGAACGCGCCGAGAGACGACGCGAATACATGAGAGCATATACAAAGAGAGAAACGTATATGGAAAAACGTCGAATCTACGAAAGAGAGCGACGTGCCAACGAAACTACCAAAGAACGAAACGAGAGACTCGCATATAGACGACTCCTCGCATCTGCAAAAAGAGAGGGACTATGAGAGTAAGAACAACATTGGAAGAGATGCGCGAACACGTCGAACTCGCTGATTACAACGATCTCGCGTCTGAACAGGAAAAAGACGAGCGTCTCGATTGTGCGCTCGATTGCGCTTGTCAATATCTCGCCGAAAGACTCGAAGAAACATGGAGCGAGTTACGAACAGAGTTGGAGGATGTGCGCGGAGTGCCTTACATTTATGTCGGAATACTCCCTGACACTTGGCAAATGATCTCACCACTCTTCGCCGAAATCGAAGGAGAGCCGACAGGATACGCGCTCTCACCGCTCCTACCATCCGCAAAACTGATATTGAGCCAACTTGCACAAACAACTAGTCGACGGAGTATCATTGAGAATGCGCACCAAGAGACCGGCATTCACTTGTTGATTGTCCACGCATACGCGCCTCCCGTTGTCATGCAAAAATCAAGAAAACAAGTAATCGATGAGCTGATCAAACTCGCAACGTTCCCCGATCAAGTAGATAGAGCAGAACTCGGAGCTTGGGGAGCCGGTCTCGTCCAAGTTACCTTGTTGACTGCTGAGGGGATCACATACTGCTCAACTACTTCTCACTAGGAGACCAATTCACCGGAGCATCTGTCCACGTCGCGACGGTCTCATGACGATCTAGCAGTATATAGAGCAAAGAGAACGAATAAGCGTGCCTGAGTTCGTCTTTGAATGCTCCTCTTCTCAGTGCATCGACCACCGATTCCTTTGTCCATCGGATTCCAAGTTCGATTTCAAGATGTCTTGCTCTCATCAAACTTGGCTGAACAGAAGTAAGGGTTTTAAATACGCTTCTAGTCTCTTCATCGGCTGTATCTAATAGCGACGCATCGATTGATCCGCAGATCTCGCCTCTGTGTAAATACGAACACCACCACCAAAGAGACGATACATAACTATGTTCTCTGTGGTTGTCTGCGAGATAATAACGCAGTGAACCACGTTCCGGATCACTTAGAGCGCGACGATAAGAGAGGGAGAGATCCACAGGATCCATTGATTCAATATCAATCATTATCGTGATCGTGCGGGGCGGGTAGTGATTTACCACGTTGACTTGCAGTCATAGCACGCGCCCAATAGTCACCATGAACGCGCAACTGCTCGGCACTCAATCCGAGCTGTTGAGCTGTTGCTTCTATTGCTTGATCGATAGTTGCTGTTACAACTACCTCTCGTGATTCTCTCGTGACTTCGTGACGTTGGGCCGGTGCTCTATATTCTGACCCCCCTCTTCGCTCGAGCATCCACAAGCTAGCGGAGGATCCCTTGCCCCCGAGTTCCGCAAGGAGTTGCCAACGAAACCGACGGATCGCGATAGCTTTCTCGTATGTCATAGCGCAAGCGCGACCAAAATCGGACAACGATGAGGGCTCTCCCCTTTGTTCTGCTCGATACGCGCGACGATACCTGTTCAGAGCTTGCGTGTTGACGTTAGACATCACGCAAGCATCGTTTAGACTTGCTCCGTCAATAATATACTGCGCAAGTGTGAGCATCACTTCGCCGGTAAGATGCGAATGGGGGTGCGGTTCGAGTCCCTCAAACTGTCCTGTATCGATTGGAGGGAGTCGTTGTCGGATCTCGTCGAGTGCTTGCTCCCTGATCTCACGTTTCGTCTTTCGTTGTGCGTCGCGCTCTGCGCTTTGTTGCGCGTGCATTCTTTTATTCTGCTCTCTACGTTGCTCTTTTTCGTTCATCGTGTCTCCTCATATACGTTGATCAATGGACTCCCCAACACGCTTAACATAATTCACCGGTTTTTTTGAGCGAGTTACGAGAGTTATTAGTGGTTTTTTAGATCGTAACTAAGTAAGTACCTAGAATCATAGGAAAAGAGGATTAAGAGTTACGAAGTTAAGCAAATTGTGGAGTTTGGCGGAAACATCAACACAGTTTCCCCCGTTTTCTCCTTTCTATTTTTACATCGTTTTCCGACCGACTTCACTTTTTGTTTAACTTCGTAACTATTGAAGAAAACACTCAATGATTACAGTAGTTTATTTAGTTACGATCTCTAAAAACCACTCGTAACTATCGTAACTATTTGGTGGAAAATGGCCATTTTTGGCCCAAAAAGGCCGTTTTTTTCTTCAGAGTGACTAGGATTCTAGTCACATCTAAGCCGAAGAGTGACTAGAATCCTAGTCACATTGAAGAAAAAAAAGATAAAATCCTAACCTTCGATAAGGGATAATTACCGAATGTTAGAAAATCGGCTAATATGTGACTAGAATCCTAGTCACTTTTCGGCGGTTTTTTTCTTCAGAGTGACTAGAATCCTAGTCACATATTAGCTTTTGAAAAACGGGTTTTCGGCCCATCGACCTCCGGTCACTCGTTGGAGCACGACCGTGGGTCACTCGTTGGAGCACGACCGCGGGTCACTCGTTGGAGCACGACCGCGGGTCGCTCGTTGAATGAGTGCATACTTGACACGATGACTTGAGCCCATCACGCGCGTATGTGTGTCCTGAGTGTACGAGGGGGGAGTTACGTTTTGCATGCATTTCCCAAGACACTCATTCCCCAAGACACTCATTCCCCAAGACACTCATTCATTGATTCATTGATTCATTGATTCATCGAGTCATTGATCCCCTGATCCCTTGGACTCCTCACCAAACGAGAGTCATTGATTCATTGATTCATCGAGTCATTGATCCCCTGATCTCCTTGGCCTCCTCATCAAACAAGATTCATCGATCCCCTGATCCCTGCTTCTTTGCGTCGATTCGTTTCTGCCATTCCTTTCGATAAGCTCTATATCTAGCGAGTCGCTCGGCACGTTCCTCCTCCGACTCGTTTGCGAGTCGTTTTGCTCGGGATCGTCTTGATCTTTCGTTGTTCACTTCTCTACGTTTAGCGAGTTCCTCGGGAGTCTCATTTTCGATGAATATTTGATACTTGATCTTGTTGATCTGTCGAATCTCTTCTCGTTCTTCGGGTGTGAGTAGTGCCATTCTTTCACGACGTAGTCGTTTAGCGCGTTCAATGTTCTCGGGTCGTCTTGCGTACTCTCTCATCTTTGCGAGTCGCTTGGCTCTTTGTTCCGGTGATTCTCGATCATAGAAAGTCGTCATCTTTGTTCCTCTCCGCTGAGATCTCTCCACAAAACTCTAAATGCTCGTTCGGCTGTATCGGGCACGACTCCATTTCCGAGCAGTCTAAGCTCATCTGTGTTACTATCCACGGATGGGCACAACTCGGCATAGTCCATCCGATCGGTAAACCCATCAACATCTCGACCCAACGGGGATTGAGTTTGTCGAGCGGTGTTGATGTCGCTTGCTGTAATTCGGGGGGGTTCATAGGGGTATTGCTCTGCGCCTCTTGGGGCGGGGTAGCTAGTTGAGCTTGAGTCGGAAGACAAGAAAACATTTTTTGACGATCCCCACACTTTTTCACGCGAGCCATCATCTTTGTTACGTCCTCGGCTTCCGTTTTGAGTCGCGGTGTAGCCCATAGCTCTGTTTTTGGGGTATGCTGTACTGGTGCCTCGGTTGCAAGACAAGGATGTATTTTTTTCCCTAGCCTCCGCGCTCTTATTTCCATAAATTCGAGTCTCTCTGCATGCATTTTTGAAGCTCTCGGCGTGCTCCACAGCTGTTCTTCTCGACTCTGTGTCTCTGAGCATTGATGAAACAAGATTGCGTCCTGATTTCCCGAGATCGGAGCGCACACCCAAAATGAACACGCGCTTTCGTTGATGGGGCGCGCCGACTTCACACGCTGAGAATACTCCCGCCGTTGCATCGTAACCCAATCTCTCCAATTCTCGGAGGACATGGAGCAAAACCGATGTGCCTTCGGCGTCGTTCCATCCGTCTGATTTGAGCTTTGATGAGAGGATTCCTTCAACATTTTCAAAGAAAACAAGGGGAGGTCGTCCCAACTCTCTGAGACCGTTGATGATGTAGGGAAAGAGGTGTCTCGGATCTTCATCTCCTGCGCGTCTTCCTGCGGAGCTAAATGGCTGACAAGGAAAGCCTCCTGAGAGGATATCCACTTTTCCACGATAGAGTTTCCACGGGAATGTTTTGAGATTCGTCCAAATAGGAGCCACGTCGAGCAGTTCGTTTTCAATCTTCGA